TTCATGTGAATCTCCTTTATGTGTCCGCGAAGAATAGACCCGCATTTTCAGCGGGTCAATACCTATTTGCATTAATGCAGCATCTCAGGCGAAACAGTGATGCGGCTAACCTCGCCGTACTGCTTGTGGTAGGTGATGACAGTGGAGCTGCGACCAGACATCCACCCGCCCCGGCTAGCGTATGCGTCTGCGCCTGCCAAGGTGCGGTGCTGCTCAACAATCATCAGGCTTGTTTCCTTCAGGTCGCGATGGTGCAGGTGACCCGTATGCGCGTACGAAAAACGAGTGCGCCCGAATACTTCGCGGAACTTGGCGACGAATACAGAATCGATGCCGGCCATCCGGTGCTTGTGGGAGTGGTGCCAGAACAGACTAGTCAGGCCGTGTTCATAGCAGTAGTAGGGATCTGGCCGTGTTTCAACGGTGATACGCGGCTCATCCATGTAGCGAGCGGCGAACAACTCACGCAGCCATACAGACGATGCAAGGTCGTGATTGCCCTCGGCCATGAGCATGAACACTTTCGGATACTTAGCCAGCAGCATATCCACGATACGAGCCACTGTACGGATCACTACGCGCACCAAACGACTGAAGCGTGTATCTGCATCCAGGTTATGCCCGCTGCTCGGCGTGATGCTCTCCAGTCCGTCAAAGTGCATGAAGTCGCCAAGCTGAGCGAATACGCAAGAGTCTGCGTCAGGTGCCTGGTGGATTGATTGCGCAAACCAGTTGATAAGCATCTGCTCGGCAATGTCGGTGTCCCAGTCGTCACCAGTCTCAGGCTTCCATGCCAGCATTCCGAAGTGGTAGTCGGAGATCGTGTAGACGTTGAGCAGGTTCGCGTTCTTGGCTACTGGCGGCACTACAGCGCGAATAGCCGGGATCTCTTCCTTGAGAGTTGAGACAGTCTCCATGAGCAAGGCAAGACGACGATCATCATCGGTCGTCGTCTTCACCCACTGAGCAGAGAGAACGCCTTCCTTGTTGTAAAGGCTAGATACGCCTTTGACGCGGAACCCATCAGGGCATTGGCGAGTCATGTCTGCCTCAGGTGCATAGCCAACGCTTGCAAGCTTAGCCTTCCATCTCCGCATAGTCCGCTCATTCACGCCGAACTCTGTAGCCATCTCGCCATTTGTGCGACCTGACGCAATCGCTTCCTTGACTAGCTGCTCGTTGTATTCGGTCATTGGGCTGTGCTCGTTGGGCGCTGGTATTTTTCCATCTTCTTTTCATCTGTATCAATAGTTTTGCAGCCGGCCGTTTGCCACGCCCATGTTTTTCCAGCGATTCCAACTTCCGGCTCGTGCCGAAACCAAAAAGCACCTTCTCTATCGGTTGCCATCCACTCAAAGTCTTCAGGCGCATCATCCCAGTGATAACCATCTGGCAAATCCGAAATTGCATGTGAAGGATCTAATACCTGCTCCTCACTCAGCGCCTCAGCCTTAAGCGCCGAGTAAGCCACGCCGTCAAGTGCGGAGTCATGGTGATACTTGCTAGGGTTCTGCCACTGCCGCACGTCCTTCAGAGTCTGAAGCAGCAACCATCCCTCAGCCTCGGACATATCGCGCCCTGTGATGGCGTTGAAGGCCGTTACAGTGGCACCCATGGAGCGCTCGCCTGTAGGTTTGTCGTATGTAACCCCGCGCTCAGCCTGAACGTCGATTGCTGCCTGTAGGAATTCTGTTGACTTCATTGTTTCTTCCCCTCTACAGCATGTCGAATATCAAGCAAGGTATCCAGCGCGATTAAAGTAGCAAAACCTGCTGCCGGAGTATATGCAAAGCCAACACATATCCCTGACAACACAACAAGAATCCTTTCAAGGACATCTAAAAATTTCATTCCCCATCCTCCAGCTCATCAACATCAATATGCGCTTCCAGGTATGCAATCTCTTGCAATTTCCTTTGCTCCCTAACCCCTAGATTCCCATCCTCCAATCGGCTCTGGCTAATCCCTGTGCGGCTGGCAATCAGACTCATATTCCAGCCGCGATTCTTCATTTCCTTGATGATTCGGTCATGCATGCAGTTCTTCCTTATGGGTTACGTCGAGCGGGTCGGCTTCTGGTTTGATTGGGAGTAGGTGATGAGCGCGAACAAATAAGCATGGCTCAATGCCCTCAACATACCAGACATCGCAGGCCTCCTCCAAGCTATGCGAGCTTGCTATTAGCGTAACTATTTTTCCTATCGTCTCCGGAAGTCGCACGGCTCCGATTATCAAAGCCAATCCACTCGCCTGCAACTCCCTCATGTCCAAAGCCCCTGCGCGATAAGATTCTCATGAACATCAGCCAGGTCGACCGAGAATTCGAGTTTAGTGCAGAGCGCGGCACACGCATTCCAGTAGTTCTGGCGCGCATTATTCAGCAGCTCTTTGGCGGTACTGATGGCTGTCGGATGCTCGATATCGGCCTTAACGTACGCTGCGTGTGCAGATTCGAGTGCGATGCGAGCTTCTTTAACTGTAGTGGTCATGTCCTTCTTCCCTCTATCTGCGCCCAAATAGCGCGTTCGATGTCAATTTGGAACTGGATCGAGATTAAGTCAAGACCTTTTCGCGAAATTGTTTCGCCTATTTCGTCGGTGCCGCTGATTAGGTCGTACTCAAGCTCGCTGGAGCCGTTTGCGCGCTCGGTTGCCGGGTGTGTGTGGGCGTAGGTAATATCGGCCTCCAGAGTGATCCCCAGGATGCTCAGCGTTGGCATTAAGGGTTCTCCGGAGAACTGATAGTGTGGTCAATGGCAAATGCAACCGCACTGGCAACCGACTCACCGAGCGACTCATCTACGCTATCCAAGTCAACGACGGTCCCGTATGGATCGATCAAGTCGATGCCAGCATAACCATTCTCAATACGCAACGAGATTTCCCAGTCTGACGGGAGTGATCCAGCTGCAATCTGGATTTGCTGATAAAGCTCAGCATCGGCGCGCAGCGATTCGTTATCAGCCTTGAGCTGGTCGCGTTCTTTCGAGAATTCCATTTTTTGCCGAGCGACCGTATTGAAATCATGTGTAAGCTCATCGAAATCATCGGCAGAGACGTACACCTTCATGTCCGAATAAAGGCTCATCAGGTGCGGCGTTGCCGTTACCAGGTATCCAATGTGCCCGTAGCGCTTCACATCACTCATACACCCCTCCAATAACTAATTTTCACCTTAACGGCAGGCATTGTGTAGACGAGAATGAAGTAAGTCAAGGCGATCATAGGGCTGACCCGACTTTTTCAGCGCACAAAAGGATTGCCCATCGAGTGTCGGCGTTGCGGTCATGCGTGTAATTCAGCATGGTCACGTATCCCAGATGGTATTCAGCGCGAACTTCTTCAAATCCAGGCCAGTAGCTCACTTCAATCTCAAGCGCCGTCATAATCTCAAACGAATCCGCCGAACTCGTCTCAGGCTCCCACCGCCTAAGAATAGCCCCATCCTTAACCAGATAATTAGCGCCATCCGAGTCAGTCCACAGGTCACACTCAATCGCTCTGGCTGCGTTTTTTAGGGTTGTGGTTGAGATGGTCATTTAGCTGGCTCCGTGGTGTAAGTTGCGTCACACGAGTTGCATTTGTATCGGTTAGGCTGGTCCTTGAATGGGCGAGTGAACACATTGCACCCACAATCGCAATAGAAGTGTTTACCCTTGATCGTCATCATGTGATTCTCTGGTCGCTCGCTGTTCATATGTAACCCCTCCAAAAATAATCCAAAAAGAAAGGCTCACATTAGGAGCCTTTTGGTTTTGAGTCAAGCAGCTTAAACGAGTTTTTTGTACTTCAGGTTTCCGCATCTATCACAGCGCAAATGAAACCAATGACCTTCCTTGCGCTCGTTGCTATCTACGTACGTCTGCACATACGGGCCTTTAGCAATAATCTTCCAGTCATGCACGCCGAAAAAACACCAAAGCTTGCTCATTTCAATATTTCCCGCGCCAACCGCTGAATGTCGGCCCACAATTGCGATGATGGCTGATCGTCATACATGGATAGCATCTTAGCCAGGCGCACACCGGCTGGCTTGTGGGTGTCTTCTGCCTCGTAGATCTTGGTCGGAGGCATGAGATAGTTTTGAGCAAGCATCTTATGGTCGATCACCGTCATAAGCTCCAGCTGTCCGGGTAGCGCGTTCATTAGTCTTCATCCGTGTAAAGGTCAACGATGCCATCGCCGCCACCGTAAACGAACCCGGTAACTGGAAAGTAAGCCTCACCCTCAGGGCAATAGGCTCTTACCACCTGGTCTGGCCCGCACATTACTTCCATTTCTTGCAATTGCTCAATCAGTTCTGAAATCTTCATTTCTCTCTCCCTAGGATTTGTTTGGCGCTAACAATAAGGTCGCGCTTATGGTCTGAGTATGCTTCAGCCTCTAGCGCCCACACAAGTTCCTCAATCAGCGACATAACCGGCGCCATCATCTCCTGGCAGCGGGTGAAGGTGTCGAGGCGGGCGTTGTGTTCGTGCGCCCATTGCTCGTTCAGGCGCTCGTATTGCAGCACCTCGTCAGGCATTGGCGCGTATCGTCCAATATCTTGACTCCAGAAGATGACATCAGGCACCGGCCAAATCTCTTCAAACTTTGCGCGTATATCGTTCATGCTTCCTCCAATCCCAATATATGGGATTCATTAAATATTATGGCGATAATCTGGTCAGGATAATGCACATCCCGTTGTTTTTATTGGGCATTTGTATTATGCAGAATTCCAGCCTTCAAGCCTTCCGCAAAAGAATTCAAACCTAGTTCAGTGATTGATTCAGCAATTGTCATGTTTGCTAGCTTGTCAGCATCGCGAAAGCTCATAGTGCCGTCATTAACGCACGTCTCTACGATTGCTTTGACCAGACTCTCAATCGCGATATGCAGGTGCTCTGTTGCTGATTCGATGCGCGTCATACCTTTCCCCCACTAGCCCGCTCAATCGCCCTATGCGCCATCTCAAACGCCTCCTTGATCGGTATTGCGTCGGTGCCGGAGTTGGTTATGGCTTTTAGCGCTGCGAGTAGGTCGGATTCGTGTGCGCGCGAGGCTTGCCATCCCCAGTAAGCGCCGTTAACGCGAATAGACCGATACTCATCATCCGATCCGCGCTCGAACATCATCTCAATCGAGAAATCGCTATAGCCTTCCGACGATAGCTGCTTAGCCATCGCCGCCTCAAATTCAATTCTCATCATCTATCCCTCAGTAGAAATCAACAAACTTTTCACCCTTCTTACCAAGCTCGCTAGTCTTCTCAAATTCACTCACCAGCGCCCCCACAATAGGCTTATGGTCGTCGAAGCCTGTAGCGAGTGGTAGGTCGCCGTGTTTTTCGTAGATGGCGATTAGTAGGGGGAGTAGGTCGGTTAGGGTCATTTGTAATCCTTAGCAAATTCGCGTCGATCTTTCATGGCTTGCAATCGTGCGCATGCCTCTTCGTCT